TCATGTCAACTGTGTCATCGTAGATGATAAAAGCGGATAACGGGCTTGCGTACTGCACTCGTGTCTCACTATTCTCATCTTGATACAAAAAAGCAATCGAACGACCATAGATATCTACTTGCCGACTAATCTCGGATAGCTTATCTTGAAATGAATTCTTGTCGTTCCATTGCTTTAATTTTTCGTTATCTTGCTTATCATCAAGCGTAATTTTGGGTGGAATTCCAATAAAAAATCCGTTAAACGTTTCAACAATATAGTGTGCCAAATTAGCTACTAATCGGTTATCCGGGCGGTTACCGCGGTGCGTGTCTTTATGCAAGATGTCATGATCGCCGATGTAATCTTTTCGCAAACTTTTATAGTGTTCTGCAATCATCATGTGTTGCAAGATAAAATCTAATACATCTTGTCCCGTCAACTCTTTGTCTGCTGGAAATACCAGCGTATTGTTATCAGTTACTAATATGTTTTCATTAATTCCTTGGATAAGACCACCTCCTTAAATATAATCATTTCTCAATACTGCGGCTTTATTGCCTTGCTTAAGTCCTAGTTTGGAAGCTAGGTCCATAATGATGTACTTAAATGCGTCACACGTATGGTCGTCTTCTTTAATAACTTTAGGTTCGTCCAGTTCAAAAGTCTTATCATCCCATGAATAACGTTCATGCTGGTCAATAAAGATTTTATTGTCTTCATTATCCAAATAATAAACTCGTCCTTGAGCCAATAAGTTAGACACGAAGTCAATCATTTCAGCTTCCTTTTTCTTAATCACTCCGTGCCAACGCAAATTAAACTCCTTTACGAATTCGTTTCGCATAGCACCTTCTGCTGAATCAATCGTTAACTTGATGTATCGCTTGTTCCCATACCGTTTTTGTACGGAATCTAAAAAAGACTTAATCTCGGGGACTAAGTCGCTAGGCGCCTTCTTATTTGCTTTGTTGTGCGGACTATAGTAATAAGTGTCTAACACGATCACTTTTCCTTTAGACGTCAAGCCAATAACAACGGCTGTCGTAGCCGAATTAATGTGCCCCGCATCCAAACCAACGGCTAATGATTTAATCTCATCATCGGTTGGTATCTCTTGCAATTTGTGGAACAACTTCATGTTGTACACATTGTTACCGATACCGATTGATTTACCTAAGTACAGCCATGAATAATAGTTATAGTCATTCTGCTTGTATTTCTCAATCATGCGCAGTTGTTCAGGCTGGATAATACCTAGCCTATCCATAGTGTAATCAGACGTATCAATGAAATAGTCCTGGTCTCCTGCCATCTCTTCTGCCCATTGGTTAACCCAATTATATTTACTTTTAGGGGGGTTGAACGAGTAGAATATCTTAACGGCATCTACGAACGGGCTTTTTTGACGTACAAAAGTACTGTTAGATTGGTCAAATACTTCACCGCTCTTAAAGTTGCTTATTTCTTCGTACCAAAGTGCAATTACATTGCTAATCGTGTTCGACTTAAGCTTTTCTGGATTGTCAGCACCATAGAATCTAAAAGTAGAACCTGTACGTATGTGTTCAATTTTCATAGGACTAACACTAGATCTAAACTCACTAGTCATACCCAGCATATCAATTGCCCATTTAATCTGGTTAAAAACTGAATCACGTAAATTAACAGCATTCTCACGAACGCAAACTATGTTGGCTTTGTGATTGCGCTGAATCTGTTGCTTCATCATCATAACCAACTTAAGACTAATGGTACTGGACTTAAACGAATTACGCCCGCCTTTGAGAATGAAATAATTCTTGTTGGAATTAAAAAACTTGTAAAAGTGCGGTTGTATTAAGTCACTAAGTTTAATTACCTTATTCATCTGGCAAATCACTCACAATCACTGTCTTATCTTCTAAGTTTGTAGCATCGGTCATTACTTTGGCTTTGTACTCACTTATATCAGCTTCCGCGGTAATCTTTCTAATCTGTTGTTCAAGCAACTTATCGTTGTCAGGATAACGTTTAAGGATCTCTTTAGCAGCACTAATCTTGGTTTTAACATCAGCCGGCACCTTCACCGTGCTTACATCGTACTGTGTGGTGACCACCTTCGTTTCAAGCTCCTTGCCTCTAACTACATTAGTAAGGAATTCTAAAGCTTCCTGTGCCCCCATAATGCGGTCTGATTCAATCTCTCGCATCTTTTTATCGATGTACGATTTAATCACAGGTTTTAACAAGTTTTCTGAACCAATTTGTTGTGCTGAACTCTTCTTATAGCCCGCATCAATAGCTGATTGAGTAGCATTGCCAGTCTTGATGTAGTTATCCGCAAACTTCTTTTGTTTAGCTGTTAGTTTCATTACATATCACCACACCTCCTTTAGGACAAAATAAAAAGCCACACAACGATAGCGTCATGTGACCTTAGTTATAAGAATGAGATGGTAAGGATTTGCACCTTACATATACTGGATTTTGTACTCTCCTACTTGTTCTTGGCTTCTTTCAACCTTAGCTTCGGATAGCGTCTACCTATTCCGCCACATCTCACCTGGTAGTTGTCCCCGATGGTTTCCGAGTAGGACTTATGCTGGCCTTTATGTATCTCCACCAGACTTCTTTTGTGTTTGCTTATCCGTGACTACCAACTACGACGTCAAACACACCGGTAATAAGACAGCAAGGAATCGAACCTTGCGACAAATGTAACATGCCTTTCCTTGATTGAATTTGTTGAAACGGAAGTTCGCCGAACCATCTGCCTTACATCTTTCGATACTACCAATATAACGGATACTAACTCCAAAAGTACTCAAGTTTTACTCCAAATTTACTCCAGATTTACTCCACTTTTTTTATTTTACAAAAGCTTGGCACTCCAGCCTTTCAGCTACATCTAATAGTGCTGCTTCATGCCAATTAAAATAAGTAGTCGATGACATGTTGTAATACCTGTTGGGCAGTCGTTGCATTAACGCGTCCATGTAGTAGCCGTGATCTTCCTCATAGCCTTCACAATAGACAATTTTAAGCAACTCACGGTAATGATACTTTCTACAACTGTTGATCGCCCAATCTACCCATTTACAGAACACTTTACCTTTTTCGGCATTAATCATTCTTTGCTCAACATATTCTGGAGCTGGTGCCGTTGCACTTGGTGCCCCATCGCCAAAGCTGGAGGTAACTTTCGGGTTAATTGGAGCATTTATGTAAGCTTTGTACTTACGATATTTAGACAATATTTTTCTTGCGTTATACTTGGTCTGTTCTTTATCTAATTCTGGTAATAATGCCATGCCCCGTCACTCCTGCTATAATAATATTGTTGAGATTATTAGATCGAGGGCACGTCTACGAGGTGCTCTTTTTTGTTGACATCATTCATCTATGTTAATTTACCCGTTACTCTAGTTTCTTGCCACAAAATGGGCAATATTTAATTCTCAAGCTATCAACAACTGCATTTTCTTTTTTGAAAATCACTTTATAGCCACGGTCATCAAGGACAATACGTGCCGAAAATCCGTTCCCAACGTCCTTTGCTTCCCCCTTATGGTACTGACATAAGTATTGGGTCCATCTTTCCAATATTCGTTTTACCTTGTTTTCAAAATTAGCGCAAACATATCTTACCTTTATTTATCTCACCTCTTCATAAGTCTTCCTGAAAATGTCATCCGCGATTGGCCAATGTTCACCATCGACGCCTGTAGCAATCCAGTCACCTATATTGATAGCCAAACCGCCTTCAAGGGTTGGTATTGAAAACGTAGGACCCCAACCGTCAATTACAAAGTTTTCTTTCACAATTCCATATTTTTCTATCATCTCTGCCGAACCATCGAACTGTTCTGCTTTAATCGTTGCTGTCTTACGAAATTTCTTTAACATTATTCGCCCTCCATTTTATTGCTCGGTAGTTCTTTAATTTTAATTAAGGCTTCCACAGCTTCTTCCCAGGTCAAATAGCCAAGTACATCGTTAGTAATTGGTGTACCGTATTCTAGATCGCCCTCTGGGTTAACACTAAAATCTAACACAGCTAATTCCAAACCATAACTACCCGGAGCGTATATCAGGCTTGCACCATAATCATT